TGACGAAAAGATTGCTAATAAAGAGAAATCTGAAATTAGGAATTATGCGATAGAAACTTTAGGATTTAGTCCTCAAGAAATGGATCAAGTCTATGACTATAGAGCTTTACTTGGTTTGCGAAATGCTTGGCTACAAGGCCAGACCGCAACCGCAGCTAAGAAAAAGCCTACACAAAAAGCCTCAGTTAGAGCAGGTAAACCAGGCGCATCAACTAGAAAAATTTCGGTAGCACCAGAGAGAAAACTACGTCAAAGGTTGGCCAAATCTGGAAAAACATCAGATGCGGCTAAAGTATTTGAACAAATGTTAAACAAATAGGTATTTATTATGGCTAAAGTTACTAACGCTTTCGATACTTATACGGCTACTGCTGACAGAGAAGATTTAAGTGATATTATTTACAACATCTCTCCTATGCAAACTCCGTTTATGAGTTCAATCGGAACTAGAAACGTAAAAAATGTTGTATTTGATTGGCAAACAGAGTCTCTCCCTACTCCAAGCGGAGCTGGACAGCTAGAAGGTTTTGAACTTTCAAGAGCTGCTTCAACTGCTACTTCTAGGGTAAGCAACGTATGTCAAATCTCATACAGAGATGCAACTGTAACAGGTTCGCAAGAGGCGTCAGATGCTGCTGGCAAGAGATCAGAAATGGCTCACCAGCTTGCTATCATGGCAAAAGCACTTAAAAGAGATATGGAGGAAGCTCTATGTCAGAAAGGTGCAAAAACTACAGGTGATGCTACTACTGCAAGAGTAACAGGTGGTTTCGAGTCTTGGATTACTTCTAATGACTCAAGAGGAACTTCTGGTGCTTCTACAGGTGGCGGTGCTGCTCCTACTGATGGAACGCAAAGAGCTTTAACTGAAACTCTTTTAAAAGATGTTTTAGAGCTTATGTTCTCTAACGGAGCTGAACCAAATATGGCTATTGTTGGTCCGCACAACAAACAAGTCATTTCTGGTTTCACAGGTAGATCACAAGCTAGGCAATTCGTAGACGCAAACACAGTAGAGGCTTCTGTAGCTATCTACTCTTCTGACTTTGGAGAACTAAAAATAGTTCCTTCTAACAGATCAAGAGAGAGATCGCTTCTATTAGTTGATCCTGAGTTTGCTAAAGTATCTTATTTAAGAAACTTTGAAACTATCGACATTGCTACAATCGGTGACGCTGAAACTAAAATGATCGTTGCTGAGTATGGGCTAGAAGTAAGTAATGAAGCTGCACACGGTGTAGTTGCTGACTTAAGCACATCATAAGCATAAATAATTAGGGAGGGGTTATCCCCTCCCTTTTTATAAAATGGCAATACGCACAATCATAGATCACACCACAGGCCTCAAAAACGAATTTGTTACTGAGGACAACAAACACATATACCACACCACACAAGATGTTAAACCTGTTATAGAGGCAGTTAAAAACTATAGTGAATTACAACCTGGCAAAGAATTTAGGCATGTAGCCGAGATACCTATGGTAATATATCAAAAGATGTTACGAGAAGGATCTGTTAAAGATAAGCAACATCTCAAGAAATGGTTAAACAATCCAGACAATAAAATGTTTAGGGTTTGGAAAGGCAAGATATGACGTACTCAGAATTAAAAACAAGGATTGCTAGTTATTTAAACAGAAGTGATTTAACTTCTGAGTTAGATGGTTTTATTGACCAAACAGAAGCGGAATTGAATAGAAGATTAAGAGCTGCCGACATGGTTAAAAGAGCAACAGCTACGGCAGAATTACAATATTTATCTTTACCCACAGATTGGTTAGAAGTTATAAATGTAGAAATTACTTCAAATGATTTTAAGCCTGTATTGCAACAATCTATTGAGTCTTTAGACGTACATAGAGCAGCAAACGACAACATAACAGGCCAACCAATTTTTTATGCAATAGTGGATAACACAATGGAGTTCTCTCCAAAACCAGATAAAGCATACACTTTACAATTAACTTACTATGAAAAAATTGCAGCGCTTAGCGATTCCAATACAAGTAATTTTGTATCTAATAATCATCCTGACGTTTATTTATATGGCGCTTTAAAACACGCATCATTGTTTCTTATGGAAGATGACAGAGCCGCTAGATTTAGCGCTTTGTTTGAAAAAGCATTAGAAGAAATAAGACTCCAAGAAGAGAGTAAAGAATTTAGTAAAGGCTCGCTATTACCAAGAAGAAGAACTTATGGTAAAGCTAAAAAAAATGTATACTTTATGAATTAATAAGAGGAAAGAATGTCTGGATTTACTGATTATTTAGAAGATGCTTTATTGAAGCACGTTTTCACAAACACAGCGTACACTTCACCATCAACTGTGTATGCTGCTTTATTTACTGTAGCTCCATCCGATACTGGTGGCGGTACTGAGGTTTCTGGTGGAGCTTACGCCAGGCAATCAATGGCTTTTTCTGTATCAGGAACAGGCACATTAGCAACTAACTCTGCTGCGGTAGAATATCCAACTGCAACTGCTGATTACGGAACGGTTGTAGCCGTAGGCATATTTGATGCCAGTACAAGTGGTAATTTATTAGCATACGCAAACTTAACTGCTAATAAAACAGTTTCTTCTGGTGACGTTTTTAGATTTAACGCAGGTGACGTAGATATAACCCTGACGTAAAGTAATGTCCGAACAAACATATAACTTTGGACGTTACAACAAGTCTAATTGGAATAATCTTCAATACGATTTTGGTGCGGTAGCTGTAACAGGCGTTTCGTTAGTTACTGCCGATGGTCGTAAAATTAATCTTGGCGCAAGCGCTGTTTCTTTAGCTTCTGGTGCATCCGCAAGTGGATTAAGAATACTCAACACCGACGCAGCTACAATAAGCGCGTCAAGTATTGTCGCGGCTGCTATACAGATAGATATTGGAGCATCAAATATTTCTGCTGTTTCTAGTTTAATTTCTACTGGTAGATTAATAGTAAACGGAACAGCCAATGCAACCCCCCAATCTGCTGTCGTTACTGAAGGTCAATTAGTTTTACAAGGCATAGGTGGAATTACAGGTCAAAGTGGTTTTGTATCTCTTGGTGGTTTAAAATGGGAAGAAGAAATAGTCGCTGGAACAACTTTTACAGAACAAACTGTAGCAGATGGGATCTGGACGGAACAAACGGTTTCTGCGGCTACATATACAGAATTAGATAAACAGGCTTCAGCGTAATGGCAGATACTACAACAACAAATTTATCGTTAACTAAACCAGAGCTAGATGTTTCTACCAACTGGGGACAAAAGTTAAACGCTAACTTAGATGCTATCGATGCAATATTTAGTGGTACTGGCACAGGTGTTTCACTCAACATAGATGGTGGGGATATTGCATCTGCTGTTACGATTAATAAATCACCTGTCATCACATTAGGTGGCGATCTTACAGGTAATGTCACACTTACTAATTTAGCTAGTGGCACACTAACAGCAACCATAGCAGCTACATCTGTAGAAAACTCAATGTTAGCTGGTTCTATTGCAAACTCTAAATTAGCTAACTCATCTATTACCTTCGGTGCTGGTCCAAGTGCTTCTGCCATATCTTTAGGCGGTACGATTAATTTTGCAGGTACTTCTAACGAAGTAGAAGTAACAGAAAGTTCAGGAACAATAACTATTGGCTTACCAGCAGCCACAGAGATTACAACTTCTTTAGGTGTTGGCGGTGGATCTACAAACGGTGTCGTAATAGAACAAGGCGCAATAAAAATTAAAAACGGTGGCACGCAATCAAATATAGACTTTTATTGCGAAAGCAATAACGCACATTATTTAAGATTACAAGCACCTGCTCATGCAAGCTTTAGCGGTAATCCTACTGTGGTTTTACCTGCGTCAGCAGGAACACTTGCTTTAACATCGTCAGACATAACAGGAAATGCGGCCACAGCTACAGCCTTAGCAACTGCAAGAACTATTCATGGTGTATCTTTTGACGGAACAGCCAACATAGATCTAACAGAAGTAATCCAGGACACCGTAGGTGCTATGGTTTCTGGCAACACAGAAAGCAACATAACTGTTACCTACGAGGATTCTGACGGTACATTAGACTTTAGTGTTACAGGCGGTGGCTCAGTAAGTGAAGCATTTAAAACAATATCTGTATCTGGTCAAAGCGATGTAGTCGCAGATGCAGCAGCAGACACACTTACTTTAGTAGCTGGCTCA